TTCCTAACAAATGGGGCAAACCAAAATTTCGCAAGGGTGATCCATGGCATGCATCATTAGAACATTCTTGTCATCCATCTCATGGATTTGAGGGTGATCTTTTAACACGAGCTGTGGAGGATTATGAATACACTTTCCATGGATTGTTGAACGAGTACCATGCACTGCGAGAAAATACTCGTCCTTTGACGAGAATGGAAACGGTGTGTGGTATTGATGGCAAGAAGTTTGTAGATAAGATGCCACCCAATACTTCTGTTGGATATCCCTTGAGTGGGGCCAAGCGTAATTATTTAACGTACTTGGATCCCGCTTTATTTGAGGGTTTTAATTGTCCGGCAGAGTTGGATGACATTTTTTGGAAAGAGTTTGATAAAGCTATCGAAGGTTATAGGAATGGTGAAAGATACTATCCTGCCTTCAAAGCTTGTTTGAAAGATGAACCGACTAAATTGTCGAAAGACAAGGTGCGTGTTTTTCAAGCTGCTCCCATTGTTTTGCAAATGATGACTAGAATGTATTTCTTACCGATTGCGAGGATTTTCTCGTTGTTTCCAGCACTTTCTGAGTGTGCAGTTGGAGTTAACTGTATGGGACCTGATTGGTCCGAGCTCGGAGCTCATATGAGACATTTTGGTGAGGATCGCATTCTAGCTGGAGATTATAGTAAATATGATCTCCGCATGCCAGCCCAGGTGATGTTTGCTGCTTTTCGAATTATGATTGATGTTGCCATTTTGTGTGGCTATTCGGATGATGATGTCAAGATTATGCAAGGAATTGCTACTGACATTTGTTATCCTGTGATGGCTTACAATGGCGATTTGATTCAGCACATTGGATCTAATCCTTCTGGACAAAATTTGACAGTGTATATTAATTCAATTGTCAATTCTTTGTTGTTCAGATGTGCTTTTTATAATTTGAAAGGTTTGCAGACTAAAATGCACTTCCGCGATATTTGCAAGTTGATGACGTATGGTGATGACGTTAAAGGTTCTGTGAAGAAAGGCCATGATGATTTTAATCATTTATATGTGGCAAAATTCTTTGCAGAGCATGATATGAAGTTTACCATGCCTGATAAAGAGTCTATACCAACCCCGTTTATGAAGGATTGTGATGCAGATTTCCTTAAAAGGAAAAACGTATTCTGCCCTGAGACTGGGTTTATTATGGGGGCCCTTGAC